CAAAACAGATTTAGGGGATGAAAACAATGGGTCTAAAAATGTCGGTGAAGAACCTATCCCATTTTAATGGAATATACTAACGCATCTAATCTCCCTTCTGCAATCCAACGAGCAGTAGCTAACGATCCTTATTCATCCAAAGGGTCTAATATATCTACTACTCGTTTGATTGCCCCTCCTAGAATAAGGGTGTTAGAAATGAGAAATTGGGATTTATTAAAGGAAGATGTATCTGATAAGATATTTGCTTTACTAGGACAATCCGTACACCATGTTATAGAACGATCTAAACAACGAGTTGATTTATCTGAAAGAAGATTATTTTATAAAGATGATAAGATAACTAATGGTTGGACTTTAAGTGGTTCATTTGACTATCTTGAAAGAGGTGGAAGATTAATAGATTTTAAAGTCACTTCTGCTTATGCAGTTAAAGGTGCTTTAGAAAATCCCAAGCCCGAATGGGAAAACCAATTAAATGTATTGGACTTTCTATGTCGTAAAAATCAAAAAGATTTAACTAGCTATGGTAAACCTATTAAAGTTAAATCATTAAACATCATGGCCATATTAAGAGATTGGTCTAAACTCCAAGTAATGAGAGATGATAGATACCCTAGAAAACAAGTTGCTATGATACCTATTAGAAGATGGACACCAAAGGAACAAGAGGATTATATCCAAGCACGGATTAAGCTACATCAAGATGCTGAAAAGTCTAGTAAACTACCTCTTTGCACGGCCAAAGAACGATGGAGAAAGGAAGATAGCCACGCATTGATGGTTGATGGTCGGAAATCTGCAAAACGAGTATTACCTACTAGGGAGGAAATGGATCAGTATATGAAAGCTAATAAAATGGTGGAAGGACAAGGTTGTAAAGTTGTATTTAGACAAGGCGAGGATACTAGGTGTATGCACTATTGCCGTGTGAATGAATTTTGCGATCACTATATGAATGTCAAATTCTAAAAAAATAATAAGACCATTTGTTTTAACCAAAGACCCTCTCGTTCAAAGGATACTAGAACGATTTGCTAAACGATCTGAAAATGGTATAAAGAAATATGGTAGGACAATGGTTGATGCTACAAAAAGCATTGATGAATGGATAGATGATGCACAAGAAGAAAGTTGGGATAAGATTGTTTATCTTGAAAAGATTAAAATAGAACTACAAAAGAAGGAAGGAGTAAAACATGGCAAAAAAGAAAAAGAAAAATAAGAACAAAACAAAGAATAAGAAAAAAAATAAGAAGAAAAAAAGATAATTCTTGAAAATTTTTAGAATAGGTGTAAATGAAAAATATGAACTTTCATTTTTTTTACTTATCTCTATTCATTTATTGGACTATTCTCATAGCATTAACCCTGCAATTATACTAATTTCTTATTCCAACGACCCTTATCATTTAAAACCATAGGCAATAGTTTTGGAATACCATCTAAAATAATCCCACATCCTATTATAAATCTTGTTCTAAAGTTTTTAGCATAGTTAAAAGCCATAGACTTTTGATTGATTAAACATCCTACATTCATAGCAAAGAAAATGTTATCGGGATTAGCCCAATAGCTAATAACAAATTTTGTATGATAGTGTCCTTGAACTGCTGACATACCCATAGTTTGAGATACCTTTAATATATCTGCTGATCTTCCGTGAGTAAAAAAACATTTCTGTCCATTACTCATAGTTAAGGTTAAATCATCTACCCATTTCCATTTCTTTGTACCTAGAAAGTCGCCATAATCCTTTAGAAATTCCCTACTCATTCCGTATTTTAAAGCCCTCCTATACACCAAGCTAGAATGATTGCTCTCTACCTCTACCATCTTCGGAAATATGCCCTCTAAAGCCCGTATAAAGCCCCTAGAGGCCTTTAATTCGTGTCCTGCACTATAGAGGTCAGGATCGTGAGTGTGCATATTTATGGCGTGGAAATCGAGCAAATCGCCTATGTTGATTACAAAGTCAGGTTTGTATTCTTTCTTAATTTCTTCTAAAAAAGTAAAGCTATCCCTATGATGAAAAGGAATATGAAGATCGCTAATGACCAAAATTCTTTTGTTCACTAATTACCCTCTATTGTTTCTGGAATGTTCTTGATGCGTTCTATTTCTTCTTGTTTGGGATCAACATATTTAACGTGTCCATTATCAATATGTACATCCCGAACAGTACCATCTTCAAGAATAATATCTTTTAAAATTACAACCATACTGGTGGTTGTATTCTATAAGAATTTTTTATGTTTTACAAGATTTCATAATTTCAGACAGACCTTCTGCACGGCTTGGTGTTTGCTTTGCCCAACGGCTATCTAACATTTCTTCGGATGCAGTTTGATAATCACCTTTACCTAATGCCTTCCACATTGCTTTGAATTTTCCAACACCTGCAATTCCCAACTGAAACACCATCTCAATTAGAACACATTTCGCTTCATGTTCTATTTCATAGACTTCATTATTCTTCATTAATGTTTCTGCACCATGTCCAGCTATAATAAAATCTTGGTCAAATACTTTACTTAATTCTTCTTCTGTATATTCTACACCTTCTTCGTATGTATCTGATTTAGTTACAAGATGGCCATACCCGATTGTAGCAAATCCAAGACTATCTTTGTATACCTTGTTTACAAAACCTTCATGCTTTTTAATTCGTGCCTTTAAATCGTCATAATTCATTTAAAGAATAATAAGGCAGATCAGCCCAAAAATCAATTACTTATTAATTAATGCAAATAATACGACTACAGCAATGACCACGCCCATAGCAACTTTCTTATTGGCCATAGCTAATTTCCATATTCTTTTAGCTTCTTGTTTTACTTTATCCATAGTATCCTCCATTACTTTTTCTTTATAATATCAGCACCTTTAAGGCCGTAAATTGCACTAACTACTCCTATAAAAAGAGCTTGATACCAAAAAGGCATATTGTTAAAATACTCAAAAAACATTTCTACCTTTTTCATTATTTCAGGATCGTCAGAAAATATACTCCAAATTAGCAACATCACGGGGGCAGAAACCAAAATCAAAACGAACTCGTCTTTCCATCCCTGCTGATTATTTTGCATAACAGCTTGTTTATATTCCAACTCACCTCGTGCCATTTTACTAGCATGAGTAGCTTGTGCATCAGCCATCAGCATCTTTGTTTCTTGACGCTTTTTATAGATATGACTACCTGCATTAACCGCTAATTTTATTGCACTTAACCACATATTAATACCTCATATTACCACTAATATAATTAATATTCCATTATATTATGTATCCTTTACTTTTTCTTCTAAACACCAAAAAGTAATCATAGCTTTCTGTTTATTTACCTCATAATCTGGTCTACTTTCAATAATAGCATACGCATTTTTATAACCTGCTAAACTACATTCTTTATGAGTATCAAAAAGATCAGTATACCTTATAGGTTGTACACAAGTTTGTGATAATGTAAAACACATTTGAAGAACAAGAGCAAATTTTATCATTATTTCTCATTTTCGTAAGATTTATCTTCTGCTTTAGATTTGCATTTACAATCATCACAAGTACATAAATCTCCATCATAATGATGAGTATGTAATGGTTCTTTACAATGACAATTACAATGACATTTTTCACATTTAGTCATTATTCTAATATCAATTTTGTTATTTTCTTTTCACCCATGTAAACCTCTATTTCAGCTTTAGATTTAATGCATTTATATACAACTCTATCACTAGGTTTTTTATCTCTCATAGCAATTCTTTTTCCTTTTAAACATTTAGATAAACTTTCTTGGATTCTATGTTCCTTAATTTCGTGATCTACAATAAGCAATAAAGCAAAAACTGTTTCTATAATCATTAATGTCCATTCGCCTTTCTCAAACCATCTTTTAATTTCTCTACATCTGCTAGTAGTTTATCAACTTGTTTAGATAAAAATTCTATATTAACTTTATTGTGCATACCAGCCTCTAATTGTGCTGTTATTTTTTCTAACTGTCCTGCCATATGTTCGATTAACATGAACTGCTCAGAATCAGCGGGAAGTGAACCTAATTCTCCAAGCGGCCACTTGATTCTAAATTCTGTATTCTTTTCTAAATCGCTACTCATAAGTTTATAGTTCGTTTCAATATTATTAAGTCTTTCAACCAAACCAAAATAACACCATACACCAATCGCTACTGCTCCAATAATACTTATTAGATTCTTTAAAGGCATATCCACATTTGTTTTTTCACTTATTTTCATTAGTTATAATTATACCCTGTTGTTGATTGATTGTTTTCTAAAACTTTGAATAATTGCTTGTGTTGTTCCATAATCTCCTCATCTGAATCCAACATCTTATCTATTTGATCTTCTAATTTTAAAACCTGTCTTTCTAACTTATCTACCTTATCTTCATGTACTGCTTGAATAGTAGATAATTCAAATGTACGAGATAATGACCATCCTCCAAGAGCAATAAGTAATCCAACAAGTAATGTTATTATTTTATCCGTCATCACACTTTTTCTTTCCCCATTTCCAAGTTTGAGTTATAGATTTCTTTTCTTGTAGCTTATCGTTTTTAGAATCTGTTTCTGTTACACCAACCTCTATACTTGTCTTATCTGGACATACAGCAGTATTAAGAATATTAGCTTTACAGCCAACTAAACCCATTCCAAGTAAAAGTAGGAAAAGCAATAATATGATTGTTCTTTCATTTATCATCTTTCTTCT